AGAGCAGTTAGTGCACCAACTGCTACGTGTGTGACTTTGATCACATTTTACATTTTGGCGTCTATAAGGCGCCCTTACAGTTCAAACTTTTCTCACAACTAATATGCATAAAATTAATAACAAGATTAAAGCAGCAGTTAAGTTGTCAAAAAATTTTGAGGACTCTCCAGTTACAACAGAAGTTGCCGTTAAAACCGGCATATCTGTACCTGTCTCATTGCTTACGAAGAGTCGTAATCAGCACGGTAAATACATAGCTCCGGATTTTGCACCCGCACTACGTTCTAGGTGGAGTGGAAAATCCGATATACGAGTGGACATTCCTATGTTGTTCACTGAACAAGTTGCGGTGTTGCGCAAGGCGATGGAGGATTTCGCTGAGAACATCCACCATACGGAACGCGAGATGTTTGAGCGAGCTGCAAACACGATTCTTGCATTCCAAGATCTTCGAGGTCAGAAGGTGTACACCTCTTTGAGGCGCATTGTCATTCAGGAATGGTGTGTCGATGTGAAGAGGTATTACGACTATTTACAGTTCTATCGTGTCCCAACTGATAGCTTGACAGCCGGTGTCCCCACCCAGCGAATGTTCAAACAGTGGTGTTTGGACAACAACTTGTTGAACGCAGCTGTTAGGAGGGATTCCCCTTTGAGTAAGGCAATTACCGTTTGCATCATTCGGAAATGGGGTTTATCTCACTTGGCACACGAGATGTCGAAGTTCGGTGTGAGTCGAGCTGAAGCCCTAGACCAGATTAAGGCTGTTACCAAACCGAGTACTCATCCTGCTTTCTTGACAATTCGTGGTGTCAATTTGGCAAATGAGATAGTAGCTCGCCGGTATAAGTTCGTTGCTGATAAAAAGATGCGGACTTTAAGTGCTCAGGAAGTAGAGTACCTACGAGCATTGATCAGTGCTAATGTTGATGTGTCGAAGTATACACCAAAAGTAACCCACACTGGATTGAAGCAATTTCTAGGTGTGGGTGTGGCAACTTTGGCGGCAACATGTGTTGAGAAACCTCGAGATTCTAAGAGTATATTAGATTTGACTAGCTTAACCGTGTTGTTGGTTAATGTCATCTATCCACAGATCCGTGCAGTCCAGAGCCCATCTGACATCTTGACGTGTGTGTCTACTATTTGGGCTATAACCTATATGGCATTTCCAACGAATTTTAGAGAGATCACTGAGTTTGAGATTGTGTCGTGCATTTCAGATTTGATCGATTCAGATATGAATTTAGGACCATATACAGAACTGTTGGCGAAAGCAATGGTCACTGGTGGTGATCCGGGGGAACTAGAGGAACGTATAGAGCGTGTGCTCGCTAACCAGAGCATAGCTCCAGCTTCTTCTAGTGCATCTGTTACTTTGACAGGATTACGTGAAACCGTTAAGGCTTTGTATGATTCTGAGTTTTTGTCTACAGCACAGCTTTTAACTGCGGTTTTATCAACAACTGTTATTGGAGCTGCTGCGTTCAAAGCTCTGGATATTTTCCCAGCTTTTAAAGCCTTGATCCTTACCTTTAAACCTGTCCTTGAGATTCCAGCCGTGGGACAAGCGTCTATTAAGTTTATAGACGTGTTGATAGAGCAGGTTGTCCCAGCAGTAACAACTGGTAACTTATCGTTGTTGCAACCTTCCGCTTATAAAGCCAAGGTTATAGCGATAGCCCAGATGTTAGTGGCTGCTGGTGATCAGTTTGCCAATGAATCAACTTGTCTTGCGTTAACAACCTGGGACGAGAGCTATAGAGAGCGAGTAGTGGACATTGAGACTGTGCAGTTGTGGCAGTTGACATCGCTGGTCATCGAAGAACAGTTAGAGTTTCTGAAGCGCCAGCTGCCAAAGCTCTCTGAGAGCTTAATTACGGATCAGATTTTCAAATTATCTTGTGCACAGCGTGCTCTTAAGAGTATGTTGGTCGCCGTCAATAGGATTGAACCATTTTGTGTAGCTATAGTGTCAACCATAACTGCTCTTGGTAAGAGTCACTATGCTTCTCGAAATTTTCCTGCTGATGTAGCGGGTCCATTGCATTTACCTATGTCTCTTGATCCCACTACTAATAATTTGGTGGCGTCGCCTCCAGTTGTGATAGCCCCCGATTCGAAATTTCAGGAGAATATAACTAACTCTACGGCTATTTATATGTTTGATGATTGGGCTCAACAGGTAAAGCCAGTTGGGGAGATGACAGAGGCTGAGTTGTTTTTTAATATTCAAGGTAACGCGCTTACATCAGTTCCAAAAGCAGAGTTGTCGCAGAAGAAAGGAGTTTTTTACAACAACATTGCAACTGTGATAACATCAAATATTCCTTGGTTACATGTTAATGGACATGTTCGGAGTCCCGAAGCGCTCAAGCGGCGTATACATTTGCACTGTTTGGCCGTACCCATCAATGACCACACGGTGAAATGGGAGTTGAGTGCGTATAACTATGATGGGGGACCGCGTATTTTGCGTGAGTTTGAGGCTCCTTTGAATGATCGTGTGTGTGTACCAGTACGTGAGTTTATTCGGGAACGAGCGGCTGCATACTATGAGCATAGATTACGTATGATCGAAATAGGGCGGAACCAGAGCCAGATTTGCAATCGTTGTAAGTCACCCCATGATCTGTGTCACTGTGCTGCGTTAGCACCGGCATCACCATTACCCTATTTACTTGATATGCATGATCCTTTTGCATTGGTCGTGTGCACATTGTGTGGAGTGATAATTGAAGAGGCTTTGTTTGCATTCTGTGGATCACTACAAGCGAGTATTGTGGTGTTTTTTTCCGAAGTGTTTGCTGACTGGTTCGCATCTGGTGTGGCGTCGCGATTAACTATTTTGCTGCATATATTTTGCATGTGTTGCCATATGTGGGGATGGCATTTGATACCTTTAATATGCCACCTATTGTACGACTTGTGTGTATTGGCGTATATTTGGCGTGGTAAGATTTGTGAAACTCTCCTTGATCATGTTGATAATACAATGGTTGAAAAGGTGATTGCCAGGTTTGAGCAGTTTGAAGTTTTAGACACTGTTTTGACCCAGGTCTCACAAAGAGTTGTCAAAGATACTGTTGGTGAAGCTCGTACTATAATTGCAGATAAAGCGAATAGTGCTTACGATTCCTTCACAAAGGTTGTTATGACTGCTACACCTTTTTTGGTGATCATAAGTGGTTTAGTGGTTGCGTGGAAAGCATTGCGAGTTGTGGTGCACCACACCAGTTTTGGTGAGCAGCCAGCAGATTCCGATGTGGTGTCGAATGAGAACCTAAAAGTGATCTATGGAGTTGAAGGGCCACCACGGGAGAAAGTGTCAGGTCGTACTAATAAGTATGCGACGGGCATCCGGATGACGGTTCCCTCAGCAGGTGAATCGATTCCAAATCCAATGCGTTCGAATATTGTAAACATTAAGTACACAGGCACTTTGGCAACTGGTGGTGATTTCTATCACAAATGCAGAGGTTTTGCCACAGGAGTAGAGATCGTCACGTGTAGACATACAGTGGCGTCGTATACTGGGAAAGTGGATGTTGAGGTGACCCGGGGAGAGAAGACTGTGCGCACTGCCATTAACGCTTCAGATTATGCTGTTGGGACTGATTGTGTTAGTTTACCAATACATATGGAGGTTGTGGGCATGAAAGGTGTCGGCTTACTTGCTGGTTATGTGCCTGAGAAAGGAGATGTGTTTTTTATATCAGGTGAAGAATGTCCATTAGTTGCGCGTATTGGTTCCCAGCTTGGTGAGTTTGTTATGCCGGGATCATTTGTTGTCCGACGAGAGACAAATTCAGGTGATTCTGGTACTCCGGTGTTTTTGATTAAGCAGGAGCATAGACATGTGGTTCGGAGACTGGTTGGTGTGATATCCGGCTTTATGGATGATGACCACTCCAAAACAATCGTGGCTGTTTTACCTGACATGATGGCCACTGGGAAAGTGGTAACTACAGGTCAGAGTATGCTTATTCCCCATTACCATGATAGTGTGTCAGTGGTGCAAGATTTTCAGGCGTGCGGATATCCCGTTGCCCCTACTCCCCACCCCAAAGCCATAATGAACCATTTGGATGAACATGAGTTACGGAGAGTAGGCATGTATTGTGGTTCTTTACAGCGCCACGTTAGCACTCCACGTACTAGCTTTGTGAAAACCCCATACTATGAGAAAGCAGTGCAATTTAATCCAGAAGTGGAGAAGTTTGTTATACCCATATTGCACGCAAGGAGTGAGGGAGGAGATTGGATATCACCTATGCTGTGTGGATATAAGCAGATGGCTCAGTGTGGGAAGATTATTAATGGCACAGCCATACTGGATGCAGCGCAAATAGTGCTTCGACATGTTGTTGACGTCGTCCAGCCAGACCTTGAGAAGATTCGTCCCGCGTCGATGTGGGATGTCATCAGAGGGTCTGAATGGAGTAATCCATTGCGTTTGGATTCTGCTAGCGGGTATCCATATATGGGCACGAAAAAGTGCCAATTTGTGTGTGGTACGTTTGAGCAGCCGATGTTGAGAGCTCGCTTAGCAGATGATGTTGCGAATATGTTGCGTGCAATGGACAATTGTGAGTCTCCCTTAAATGTGTCTATGGCATCAATTAAAGATGAGATAACCACAAAAGAGAAACTTAGTGGTGGTAAGGAAAGGATGTTCTTTGCGGGTGGTCTACCGTTTTTAATTGTATGTCGTATGTACTTGCAGCCGTTTGTGGATTTGTTTGTGGCACGGCGTGATGTCTTGTTTGCGCAAGTGGGTATGAATGCATCTGGCCATGAATTGGGTGAGAAGCTCTATATGATGTATGTCGCCGTGGTTGGCGATACATCCTTTAATGATTTTCTTAGTGATAAAGGGTGGATGGATTCAGATTGGGAGAAGTTTGATAAAGTATCCCTATTGCTGGAGTATTCTGTCTGGATTGTTCGGGAAATGGCACGGTTTAGCGTGTTTTATCGTGATAATCCTGTCCAGATGAATAGACTCGTGATGGTCCTGGCTGCATTGCAGCAATTTGTGGTCCTTATGGACAATGAGATTTTCTTAATGGACACCCACACACCAAGTGGTATGAGTGGCACAACTTTTTTCAATTGTTTGAGTGAATGTATACTGGAAGTTTTGCAGTTTTATTTCTGCCTTTGGAAATCCCGCACTGATGCGGCCCTAACTTGTGATTTTGTTAGGAAACAGAGTGATGTTGAATTTTTTAAAGAGGTAGCGTTGTGCAATTACGGTGATGATAACGCGAAATACGTATCCAAACAGTATCGGCACATTTATGTTCATGCAATGATCCAGCGTTTTGGTGATTGGATTTGTATGGGTATTACCCCAGCGAGAAAATCAGAAGAGTTGATCGTGTTTAAACGAGTTGAAGAGATTCTTTTCCTTAAGAGGCAATTGGTTATCTTTTCGAATGTTCACCAGTACACCACTGAGTCAGAGTTCTTTTCTGCGGTGATCTGGAATAGCTATGGTAAATTGGAGTCGTTGTCTGTGGCTCGAATGTTGGCATTCACTGATTCACAAGACCCTGGGTGGTTTGATAGTGTTATTCGAACTGCATTATTAGAATTATCTGTTCATTCATACGATGATTATGAGCGATTTTGTGATATTTTTGAGCAGGATAAGAGTCTTGTTAATTATGTGCGATTGAGGAAAGATTTGTCAGAGCGTGTGTGGGAAGAGACTATTCTGGTTATTGAGGAAGGCACTGTGGAGTGCACCAGTGAATCAGGATACTTGTCGTACCGAGCACGAGTATGGAATGCTCTTATGCACGCGTTGAACGGTAATACGTGGCAAGCACAATTGCAATTGGGGAAGAAAATCTATAGGCTTGGTAAGATTAAGATGCAAGGGCTCAGTGATTTTGCAACACCCAATGAAGTTGCAGAAGCTATGGGGTTGATACTGGCTGGGCAGGAGATTATGGCGTCCGCGTGTAGGATGCGTAAGTTCCTCGGCCAGGTAGAACCCACGTCTAAGGAAGTTTTTTCTAAACCCGGAGCTATTATGTTGGAAGCTAGTCGAGTGAGTTTGGAGATACTTGCCCAACATGGTGATGAAGCTGCAGAGATGGCAGCATCAATATACGCCAATGTTATGGGGTTAGTAGGTGGGGTAACCCATTCTATGTTAGCTGAACCAACTCTCATTCCGTACCAAATACCTAATGATAAAATAAGCATCATGATCTCAGATGCTAGTAACGAAGATCGTTACAATGAGATCCGCGCACTTGGAGAAGTAGCGCGTATAATAATATATAAAACCAAATTCTCCCATCGAGCCAAGATGTTTGTTGTGGCGTTTACTATTATGTTAAGCGCCTACTTGGCGTGTTTCTTTAAACTTTAGTAGATAGCCTACTTGGTTTGTCCCA